CCCGCTCCTCGATGGTGTCCCCGCCGTTGCTGACAAGCTCGTTCCACGGCTCGCCGCCCAGGCCCGGCAACATGCCCTCGCTGCGTCCCTGCATGCCCGCAAGGATGGGGTCGGGCTGGCCGCCCACCTCGCCGCCGTCCTGGCCGTTCATGGCTTGTAGGCCCCGCAACGCGGCCACGCGCTTCATGATGTTCTGCTGCTCACCGTCGAGGGAACGCAGCTCGGTCGTCAGCCCATCAATGTCGCACTCCCCTTCGCTTTCCAGCAGGGAGCGGATTTCAAGCTTACGCGCCTGGATTTCGTCAAGTCTTTTCTGCCACATAGGTTGATTTCCTCCTCAAAATAATTAAAATGTCATGGCGTATGCAATCGCCCGCCGGCGCTTTTGACGCTCCTTCAATTGCTTTTCCCGGAACTCCTCGAAAAAAGCTGCGCTGCGTGCGGAAATGCTTGTTTGATCATAGGCGGCGAACGCAACCGCGCTTACGTCGTACACCTTTTCAATGCTGCGGATCGTAATGGTGTTAGTCGCCTCGTTGAAGTCCCAGCCGTTTTCCCTGACGGTAAAGCTGAAACTCATACGAGTGAGCCGTCCGTCGCGGATATCGTTGTAGAGCTGCCGGTGCCCCTGGTCGTCACGATCAAGATGGGCCTCCATATCGGCCCCGCCGTCCGCGTCCGTCAGCGTCAGTGACTTATTGCTGGACCGGGCATAAACGCGCCCCTGGTGCTCGCAATTGAAAATAAAGTCAGAGGTATCCGCGCCGGCCAAGGCCCCGCTTGCGATGACCTCATACACGGGGTTCCCGTTTTCATCCCGCCAAAGCTCGGTTGGCGTATCGTAAACAATGGGCCTGCCGCGCACGATCAGCGCCCCGGTGTCCGGCTGTGCCGCGTCAACCTGAAAGCCCGTGCCGGCATTGCGGTATTCGCGCCCCTTAACTCTCGGCATTGCTATCGTTCTCCTCCTCTTTGCCTGATTGATATTCGTCTATAATTCTTGTGTTCGCGAAGTTCAGCGACTGCACGCGGCGTGCGCCCTCCTCGCCGCCGATGGGCGGCATGTTGAAGATATCAAGCGCCTGGTCGTAGGTCAGCAGACCGAGGGCTGAAAGAGTCTTAACCGCCGATACCTTTGATGCTACACTGGCATACTGCAGCCGGTTTGCCTCGGCGACAATCTCATTGCCGTGGCCCTGCTCCCGCTCCGTAAAAAGCCCATTGGTCAGCGCCTGCGACAGCAGGATGAAAAAGGGCTCCAGCTCGCCTTCATAGAATGAATTCCACTCAAATTCTCTGAAGTCATTCCGTATGATTTTTTCGCTTATGCCCAGATAATTGTTGATTTGGTCGCTTATATATTTCAGCGATCCGGCAGGGATCGGCGTCGGATTGTCCTTGATCGGCTCGTATTCCAGCCTGGAATCGTACGCGATAACGCCCGCTCCGTTTTTGTCTATGCGCAAATTGTCCCTGACAAAGTCATCCCGCGCCCTGGTTATGTTTTCGTCTTTTGTCCCCAGCTTGACTTTTAGTATACCGCGCACCACGGAAATAAGCTTCGCGAAGGTGCGTATGGACTCATTGAGCGCCGTCGAGGTTTCCAGCACGCTTTCCAGGGCTTTGTTGGTATCCCCGAAAACATCCCTGCTGTAGAAGTGGCCTCGAATGTGGATCAATTCGTCATAAGGAAGGTGATGCAGCTTGCCGCCCGCAAATTCCATTGCGCAAAACAGCTCACCGCGATACTCCATGAGTGTGATCCGCGTGGCCAGGATGGGGTAGAGCGCTACCAGGCGGGACCCCTCCCAGACCGGGTATATGAATGCGTTGTTTGTCAGCTTGTACATGGCCGCGACTTTATAGTACATGTCAAAAGCCGTCATGTATGGGTTGGGCCGCTGCCGCAATATGCGATTGATATTGCTGTTGACCTCCTCGAAGGTCCCGCCGCCGCGCTTGATATGCCTCGGGCTTACCTTTGCGGCATTTTTTGCGAAGGCGTTCACCGCCGCCCGCACTTGGGGGATATTCCAGGCGTTGCCGTCATAGGGCGCAAAGGTGTTGTCGTAGCTGTTGAGCAGCTGGACGCCGGTCGCGCCCTGCAGGGCCGAAGTGGCCTTGCCGAAAATCCACTTGAAAAAGCCCGTAACAATCACCCCACTAAATACATGTAGTCGTCGAAATGCCTGATATAAATCACCCAGGCATCGAGCAGCGACATTGCCCCATCGATCCGTTTCTTTTCGCCGATTTTTTCCGGCTTTATGTTGTTGTGCCCGCTCTTCCTGACCCGCGTGTTGGTCATGCACCAGAATAAAATCTTGTTTTTGTTGTAGTTGATTATTTTGTCGCTGAATGCCGCTCCCATTTCCCGCATGGGCTGTGAAAAGGTGATGGCCCCCTGTATGACCTGCTCCATCTTGAAGCCGTTTGCCTCCATTTCTGGCACCCAGTAACCGGCAAACGCTTGGTCATACCCAACAATAACGACGTCGATCTTGTATTTATCCCGCATCTGGCAGAACCAGCCTGTAACAGCTTTGTAATCTACCCGGCTCCCCGAGCAGATTGTAATTAGCCCCTGTTCTGCCCACGTCCGGTATGGCGCTTCCTTGGCCGTCATTTCATCGACGCGCTTTACCCGCTCCTCTGGTATGAAGTAATGCTGCAGGACGTAAACGGTTTTGTCCTCGGCACTGCGCCGGATCAGCAGCGTCGCGCATGTTAGGTCCGTTGTGGCGCTCAGATCGCAACCGCCGACCGCGTAAGTGTTGTAGACCTCGCTCATATCGAAAGTGCGGTCGCTGTCGATGTCCTCGTAAGGTAGCCATGCCTCGGAATTACTGACACGCAGGTTAAAGTCCTTGCACAGGACCGTCGCTACCTCCTCCGGGTGCAGCTTCGCGCTGTCAACAAAGCCCTGCAGGGTATCCAGCATTTTTATAGTTCCAAGCCCTGGGTTGGCCTTGATCCACATCCTGGGGTCAGTCCATTCGTCTCTTTCGTCAAGCTCGTAAATAATCGGCAGGAAGGTTTCTTGCGTTTCCTCACCGTCCGCAATTTTGCAGGCCTTTTCGTAGGTGTGATCGTAAATGTTTTCCCGCACGTCCCCCGCCGTGGTGATTATAATAATCATCGGCTGCCTGCGGTTCGACGTTCCTTGCTTGATGTTGTCATACAGCTTCCGGTCCCGGATGGCATGCAATTCGTCTATAATAGCCCCGTGGACGTTTAGCCCATCTGATGTGCTGGATTCTGATGTCAGCGCTTTGAAAAAAGACGATGTTTCCGGGTAGTAAATATCGTTTCGCCGCTTTTTTGTGATTGCCGCGATCCCCGACGAGTGCCGCCGCATATCTGTTGCGGCATCCACAGCGATTGCGGCTTGGTCACGCTTGGTGGCCAGTGCGAATATTTTTGCCGCGCCCTCGCCGTCCGCGATCATCAGGTACAGCGCCAGGGCCGCCGCCAGTGTGGTTTTCCCATTCTTTCGGCCAAGCAGCCAGAACAGTTCTCGGAAGCGCCGCAGCCTGGTATCGCGGTGAAGAAATCCAAAGGCCGCCTGTATAATCGCTTTCTGGAATAACTCAAGCCGGATTGGCGCACCGTATTCCCCTTCGCTCTGCCGGCAGAACCGTTCAATGAATTCGATGGGCCAATTGCCACGGTCTTCATCGAAAATATACTTGCTTCGCTCGTGCGTCTTGCTGTGTCGGATTTCTCCGGCCAGCCGGTTGAACACCACCTTCACGCGCTTGCTTGTAATGATTTGTCCGTTGTTGATCTGCCGCGTGTATTCAAGAACCCAGTTCATGGGTTGTTGCGTCTGGCTCACAACTTGCTCCCCCGGCTGGCGATAAAGGCGGTGATCTCCTTTGCCGCTTCCATGTCCTGCGCTTCCGGCAGCAAGTCGTTTAGTTGTTTGCAAATTGCGGCGTAAATTTTCAGCACAGCGGAATACTGTGGGATCAACGGGTGCGCCCGCTCAATGGCATATTCCCCTTGTTGCATCTTCGTTACCGGGCCGTCGCGCTTGATTTCCCCCTCCATATCCTCCAACAGAACGAGCGAAAAAGCGGCCCTAGCAATAAGCTTTTCTGCGGATTTCAAGTGTTTTTTGTCTATCTTTTTGAATATTTTTGCAAGCCGGTTTATCTCTGCTTTAATGCGAGCATTTACTACATCCTCGCGCGCGCATTCAGCGTCCATCGGGCCGCCTCCTTTCTTTCGTAGTTAGGGGTGGGGGGTCTACGTGTGACCCGGTGGGTCAGAAAAGGGACTGATACGCGGTTCTCTACAGCGGGCTAAATATTTTGAGGTGGGGGGGTATGCACGATCTCCACCGCAACCGCGTTGATGGGCTGAACAATCAACATGCTACCCCCCACTGTGTCCAGCGCAACCGGTTCATCCGATGTCAGCATGTCAGCAATGTCGACTGTGTTATGCTTTGCGTCGTACATAGGTACTGCCACGTTGTAGGTCAGTGTGCCTTGTTGTGTGTGAATTACCAGCGTATAATAATTCATGTTGCCCTCCTGACTAAACTTCCCGCCGCGTCGAAGCAAAGGCCGTCCTGCGTGGCGCTCTCCGCTTCATGCTCCTGCCCATGGCACTTCTCGCATACCAGTTCCAGGTTGTCTTCCCCGAACGCGATCAATGGATCGTTGCAATTGCGCGGCGTGAGGTGGATTTTGTGGTGTATGATATTTCCCGGCTTCCCACAGCGCACGCACAGGCCGTCGTCGCGCTGGATGATGTAGGCTCGCACTTTCGGCCATGACGGCGATTTGTAGATATGCCTGGCAAATTCGCGCATGGCTGCGGCCTCCCTGAAAAAAATAAAACGCGAGTATATTCCTCACGTTTTATTTTAAGCTAATGTCGCGTTGCATTCCATTGCAAACACTAAGAACTCTGACAATTTTCAAATAATTCTTTTGCACCGCACTTCAGCGCCTGCAATACGCGGACCACGCTGCCCGCCTTTGGCTCTGATAATCCGTCCTCCCACGCACGGATTGTATTGACGGATACCCCCACCGCAGCGGCCAGCGCCTTCCGTGACATGCGTTCCTTACACCGCAGCATATACAGCCGGTCGGCAAAGTCTTTCGGTTCGATGATTGTCTGCATGCTGGCCCTCCATTCTAGCCCTCTATCGCTTCCGCTTCCACCACAGCCTTGTAAACCCTCCTAACCTTGACACCCGACTTGCCCATAAAAATGATTGCCTGCACTCTTTGACTGATTTGGATCGTTGCCTTGTCTAGCTCCTCACGGCATACCATTCCAGCAAGGCGCTTTAGCATGGCGGTCAACTCGCGGTGACGTTCCGTTTCAGCGCGGCGCACCTCCTCTGGTACATCACCTTTCATTTCCGGTAGCTTAAATATCCCATCGATTTCCTCTTCCGCCTGCTGAAACTTCCTGACCCGCGCAGCGTCCTCGCACTCGCAGTCCGCCCCTTCCAGCATCACTTGCCCGCAATATTGGCAATCCTTTCCATTTGTCGTACTTTCCATGAATGTGCTCCTTTCGTATGGTTGTGATATGTTCTTTTACTCCCGCCGTGCCCAATCCCGTTTCGGCGGCGGCGCGATCTTGCATAGCCGGTATTCCATCCAGTGGAAACCGAAGAAATCAAACCCCGTCCGGATTGAATCGGCGACCACCATGTAACCCTTGGGCGGCTGCGGTATGTCCTTCCAGGTGCTGGCCTTGATGCGCTTTTGCTTCGGCTGCGGGCGCACAAGGTTTTTGCTGGACCGCCAGCGCTTGCGGCAGGCCGCATCGTCTTCCCGGAAACTTTGCTCTCCCTGCTTAAAGATATAATCGGCCAACCAGGTAAGATCGGCGCTGTACACGAATTCAAAGCGCCCGTACCCCATGCCCCAGATTAAGCCCACCCGCTCCATGCTCAGAATCCCGGCGTTCATCAGCACGTGGTGATGGATCGCGCCTTCTTTTCCGCGCTCGGTGACGGCGATGTATTTCAATTCGCCGCCCGCCGCCTTGAATTCGTCACGCACCTTGCGCAGGTACTTTGTCAGGTCCTTCCCGGCCTGGTCGAGGCTGCCCGGCTCCTCGCCGTGGTTATAATGCAGGTCAAACCAAAGGTCACTGATCGTGAAATTGGCGTTGACCAGGATTTGCAGCTTTTTCCGCGCGTTGTCCTTGTTTGCCTTCTCCATTTCCTCCGTGGACACCTCGCGCTTTTTCCCTCTTGGCCTTTTCGGACTGTTGCTGCGCCGCGAGTGACGATTCTTGACATAGATGCAATTCCCCGCCTCGATCCTCTCCTGCTCGTAAGCCATTCCCGGCACGCTCCTTTACGTCGGTATGTTAATAGCTTAACGGGGCGCTTAACGCGGCCCCCGCCGCCCCTGCGGTGGGCCGGCGCAAACGGCGGCGGCACGGTGCCCGCAGGTGTCCCTATATATAATGTAATAGGCTATTTTGCTTTCAGGTTCGCCCCTACGATTTGCGGCCTTGACCAGTTTCTGTAAAATTTCTTCCATTCCGAATCGGGTTCTATGAATTTATTCATTCCTGCTCGTATAGCCATTTTTGCCGATGGTGATTCCGTGTCGCGAAATAGCATTGCGTATGGATGAAACCCTGCTTCCCACGCCTGCCGTAAACGTTTTTCTGCCGCGTCGAATGTATCATGCGGATAGCCTATTAATACATAACAGTGCGCCGCGTGCCCCATTGCGATCCCGCCCTCCCGCAAGAGCTTTCCCGCTTCGACCAGCGGTTCCAGGTCATTCGGCGTATCATAGGCGAAATATAAGCGTTCTGTCCGTACCTCTCGTAACAGGTCGACCACCCACGGCTTTTTGCACAATTGCGTGGCTTCCAGACCTCCGGTAAAAAGTGGCCGCTTTGGCTGTTTGGCCAGCATGGCGAAAACAGCATGGATGTGGCTGTCGCTGCAAGCGAGCAGGTTGTCGTCTAGGATGTTCCAGCCGTCCTTGATTTTCAGCTCCCGCAGCTTGTAGCCCTCCCGCTCGGGCACTGAGCAAAACCAACAGCGGTTAGGGCAACCCCGGCTTGTGATTATATATCCATACTTTAGGTATCGCCCCGGCACAAACTTGCCGCCCGGCTCGTTGTATGCCGGGCCACCTACCTTAACTGGCACCCCGACCACTTCCCAGTCTTTTGCCAACTCTTCAGCGCGGATACGATCATAGGTAAAAGCGACGCTGATGTGCACTTCATCAATTTCCGGCAATAATAATCGTGGCGGCGCTGTGTTTATAAATGCCAGATCGTCGTCCGGCGTCGCCGCTGTGCGGCGCGGGAATACCCTAGCGATCCGCTTCTCCATGATTACGTTCCTTTCTCTGCGAATGTTCATGCTCCACGCAAAGTGTGGAAAATACGTGTCCCTGCCCGTTGCGCTTCTTTCAATACATCCGCATAATAATCAATGTGCCCGCATGGGTTTTCCCATCTGTCGCATGAGAACCATTCGCCTTCCTCGCTAAAATTGTGATTGTATGGAGTTCCGCGCGGCCCTCCGCATATTGGGCATTTGTCTGAGATCGTTACTCGCAATATCTGGACGTCCTAACCTCCATTTGTCCGATGGATGATCCTAACTTCCATTTTGTTTGCCCTCCTCAACCGGCACGATCTTCATCCAGCCGTTGAATGTTTTCTTTTCCCTGCCGGTGTCGATCATATAACGCACTGTATCAAGTCCGGTCCCGGCGTTGGCCCATAGCTGCCGCAGGCTGTCGCTCTGGTAGCGGCTGCGCTCCTGCCATTTTTCGTTGTAATTTATCACGGCATATTTGTACGGCAATTGTTCCGGCACCCGCTTCCGCACGGCAGCGAGCTCCCGTGCGGACTGCTCCTTTTTATATTCCTGGCTGGATAATCTGCGTCTTTGCTCATAGGCGTGCCTGGCCGCCTCATTGTAAAAGTTCATTTCGCTCCCCCTCCTTGGTAATTTGCGCTCCGCATCCCAAACAATAGATGCGCTCTCCTGGGTAGAACCACCACGCCGCGCCGCAGGCCGCGCACGACACCAAATAAAGGCCAGCGCGGGCAAACCTGTGGTGTTCATCGCCCGCCGATGTGTGTTTATTCGTCATCGTCTGTTGCGTATGCCTCATGCGTACCGTTGATATAGGCTTTTTCTTCATCGGACATCTCGTATCCCAAGCGGTTGACCATCAGGTCATAGAGGCGGTTCAAGTTATTGTTTTTGCTGTATTTGCCGTAGCGGCAACCATGGCAATCATCACGCAGGGACAGCATACAATAGGCGAAAATAAGGCAGAATTTCGGCAATGTCGGCACAATCCCGCCGCTTTCCTTTATCACCGCTGCTAAGGCGTCCATGTCGCCGGGATCGGCTTCACCCGGTACGACCGGCACCCTTGCCAGCCTTTTGAATGCGGAATAGTTCGCTTTGCGGCCTCCATCGCAAAAAGCAGTCCCCAGTATCGCCTCGTGCAGCAGGCGTGTCATTTCCCGCTCGTTGTCCTTATTACATTTGTATTCCCTGATGAAACTTTCTCGCTTTTCCCGGGCTGTTTCAGCTATGGATTTCAGGCGGTTGAGGCGGTCTTGGAGCTCGCGGGCAATTTCTTCCTGCCTCAGCTGTTCCGGCGTTTTTGTGGATTTCCCGCGCTCCTTGTAAATATAGAAAGACGTCCCGTGCACCACAAAAAATACTTCACCCTCGTAATTTTTTGTGATCTTCGCTTTCAGGCCGTCAATTTTTTTAATGGGCAGGTTAATCCTGCCGTTATAGTCTTCATAATAATCTGGATAGTCTTTATACATATCCTCGCCGTCCGCAAGCACGATTTCAACGGCGAACTCCTCCAGCGCGGCACAGACTTCCGGCACCTGCTCCTCGGCCTGCTGCCTTTTTTTGAGTGCATCAAGCTCCCATTGGAAATTTGGCGTACCTGCCTTGTCCAGTAGAGCTTCCCGCTCAGCTTGGTCCTCTACCTCTGCCACGGCGATAATTTCCTGCATGGTGGCCCCGCGTGCCTGTGCGGCCTCTGTATGGGTTGCGTCCAGTTTGGCGATCTCCAGGCGCTGACGCACCTTGCTTTCGCTGTAGCCGATTTTACGGGCGATATCGGCCACGCTCACGCCCATGTCGAAGCGCAGTTGATGGAAGCCTTGCGCCTCCTCAGCGGCGGTCAGATCGGACCGCTGGACATTTTCAAGCAGCATTGTTTCCAACTGCTCCCGCTCTGTCATTTTCGCTACCACGCAGGGCACCTCGGCCAGCCCGGCCAGCTTGGCAGCTTCAAGGCGGCGGTGGCCGATAACGACGGTATAGGTGTACTCGCACGATTCTATCGACATGCCTTCATTGATAACCGTCAGGTTTTGCAGTATCCCCATGGCCGCAATGCTGTCGGCAAGCTCGGTCAGGTCTCCCAGGTCCTTGCGCGGGTTTTTTGGGTGCGGGAACAAGCTGTTGATGTTGATGAATTCGATAGATGTTTCTTTCATGGGTTGTCTCTCCTTTGGCGTTTTTTCTTTATTTCTTCATATGATGGTATTTCCAGCGTGCTTTTCTCCCACGCTTCCAGGTCGAAACTGGGTTTATAGCCGGCTTCTTGCCGCCCTGATTTCCTTTCCGCCGCCTTCCATCCGCTAAGCCTGCGCTCGCACACGCAAAAATCTGATTTCCAGCATGCAATTTGCTTCGGCGGGTCCCCGTAGGTCCAGCCGCCCCGCGCCCGCGATAAAAACCAGTCTTCGGCGTCATCGTCGGCCATGCCCTTACCCAGGGCGCGGCGTTCGGCGGCATAAGCTATGACCTCCGGCAGTTCCGGGGGCTTGAAGTCAGGCTTCGGCGCTGGCGGCTTTTTTGTCCGCTTTTTCTTTTCGAGCTGCCGCTCTGCATCTTCCCGCGTCTTCGCGATATCGCCGAAGGTTAGCTGTTTCGGCGGCTTCGGCTCAAATGGATAAACCGCAACTTTTCGGATGTCGCCGTACTTCTCGAAGTAGGCCGCCGCCAGCTCTTTCATACCCGCAATGTCTTCAGTCGGCAGAGTGGTCATGTCACCTTCGACGGCGAGGCAAATGTAGTAGTTCATGCGAACCCCTCCAGGTGCACTTGCCCGCCGTCAGGGTCATCTTCCCACTCTACCCCGATATAGCTCAACACCTCGCCCCAGCCCTGGTCGTACATCCAGAAGCACCATTGCTTGGGGTCGGTTTCGCGCAGGCGGTCGAAGCGATGCGGGCGCTTTTCGATGTGGATTCCAAAGCCGCACATCACACAGCCGGTACGCTGGGCCTTTGTAGTGAACAGGGTCCCGTCTGCCCGGCGTTCGATGGTGCCGTATATCTCGGGCACCGGCACCTCCAGGTCGATAGCCAACTGCAGCAGGTCTTGCCGCGTAAAAATCGCGAGGGGGCAACTGCGGATGGTGGTTTTGCCGAAATAGTTGCAGCCGTTCTTTACAAGCCCCATTTCACGCTGTCCGCCCTCGGAGGCCATAAGGCCCAGGTATGGCACTGAGTTGTGGGCTTT